GTTGAGTTGTCTGGTCTGACACTCCCGGTCTAGTAACCCTAGATGTGAAGTAGCGCGAGTTAATCCGTGTCGGAATGTATCCGTTTACACGTCAATACCCACTACCTCTCCCATCTTCGAGTGAACACACCGTCAGAGTGCTGCCAGTATACAATACACCGCATGGGTTGCGAGATCGCAGTTCGACTGAGCTAGTCGAACCCCCATGGCCTCAGAGGGAGGCACGTTGCGCGTCCAATCCGGAAGCTCAGTCCCGGACGCAACACCTTGATCGGAGCACACGTTTTGTCTTGTATTTTAGACGATACCGTGTCCCCAGCACTACTAATTGCTTCGTGCTGGCGAGTTCTCATCACTATGTTTTTGGTGTGAGCTCTCCTCAAGAGTGTCGGGTGCACTACGTTGTCATGAACACGTAGTATTGCACTCGATAGGATATTGGCGTTGATTTGCAAGATCACGCGCATTAAAAGGACCATCTCCTCCTAGGCAGCGAAGTTCGAAGGAACCTTTGCCACGAGCAGATTAGCGGTCAGGCCCGCGACGATCGTATTGTTGAAGATCAGCTGTGAGTTGACGACAACATTGACGATTGCGGAGAACTTGTAGGCAGCGGTACCCGAGCCGGCTGAGCTGTTGCTCGCCGCTACGAAGGTCAAACCCGCTGCACCTACAGGTGCCGCAGTCTCGGTCACCGTGGTCCCCGTCGCCGTGTAGACGACGAGGAAGCGGCCCGCCTCGTTGAACACGAGGGTCTCCGTTCCTGGAGAGGGGGTCGTAAGAGCCACGGAATTGAGGGCCGAGGTCACCGGCGCGGGAAGGAAATCCGCACTGGTGGGCGTCGCGGCGCTCAGGCCTTGAGCAGCGAGAGCACCGCCGCCCTCAGGGGGCGTCTGGGGGGTGAAGAGTGTGACATCATACTCCACCCAGAGCTTGCCCCAAGGAACGGCGGTGCCGTCGATTGTGGCGAGGAAGAAGTTGCCGGCGTCATAGGTCTTGACGTCCTGGTTGGCAGCGAGGGCACCCGATCGAACGAACTTCGTCGGGCCAATCGCGTGCATCGCCGCCGGGCGGCAGAAGCACTCGATATCCTTCCAGGGGGCATCCTCCGCCACGTCCTCATAGGTCGAAGCGATCTGCTCCGAAGCCGGCTGCGCGTCAGACGCGTCATAGTCCGGAATCAGGAGCACGAAGCCTGGCACGTTTGAACCCGTGCGAGTGTAGTAGCAGAACCGGAGACGGTTGAATCGGTACCTCTCCCAGTTTTGAGCCTGAGTGCTCAACCAGGGGAAGCTGGCCGCGAGGCCAGGGTTCATCGCCAGCGTGCGCTGGACGGTGTACGCTGCAGATCCAGTGACCGAAGCCAGGAGTTCTCGATGCACGACACGACATTGGTCACGTGTCGCCTGCACGACGGGCGCGGAGGACCGCTGACCCGAGGAGTAGGCTGCTGCGAGAGATGCCTGAGGACCCGCTCCAGCTCGCGCTGGACCGGGGACTGCCTTAGGCCGACTGCTACCAGTCGGACGAGCTTGTGCTCGGGCAGCGGGCTTGGGCCCGTTGCCATTGGAACGCGCTGCGGGCTTCCCGTTGCGCGCGCCATTGTAGTTGTTGTTCTTGTTCATTGTATTGGATCCGGCATGAACAACCGGACTGTTCATCCTTATGAACGGATGGAATTACGAGGATGTGGAATTCCGTTAACCATACGAGGCCACTCCGGGGTTGCGCGACTGCGCAACGGGGAGGCTAGCACTGCTCAGGTGGCAGTATAGTCAATTCACTACTCACATCAAACACCATTATCCGTCTATCCGTGCAGTCTCTCGACACTACGTCTGCATGTTCTAAGCACACAAACTTGGTACGTAAATGTTTAAGCTGCGTGGCATCCCGTCAGGAACGGTAACACCCACAAGCAACGTTTTGGATAGTTTACACACAAGGACCCAATGGGCAGTTTAACGACTTGCTCAGGTCCTGAGAACACAACAGAGGAGGAGATCAACGCCCCCTCAGCAAGAGCTTCGGATCTCACGAAGCCACTCTGACCTGAATGCGCTCAAATCAGCCTCAAGGTCAACGACGACAGGGAGGGAGCAGATCTCGAAAGATCCCACCTCAAAACCTGTCCGGACGTCGTCGACATGAGTCGCGCGTTCAAATCTGGGCGGCCTGTCGTAGGTCCCCACTGGGTTTTCGTCATAGCACTGGTCAATCAGCTCCTCAAGAGTCTGACGAGAATAGGCCGCACGACGCTCACGAAGAACGTCGTCGAAGAACTCATTCGTCTGGACCCGGAGAGCCTGACCCTCCAGCCCAATGCTAGGCTGGTAGTACTTGAACCCAATCAGCGTCTTCTTCGCTGCTAGCTTCACACCATGCGCGATTAGTTCGGGCACGAGGAGCTTCAATCCCCTGGGCTTTAGGAAAGCCGCGCCGTCAAATTCAACGGCGTCCTCAAGATTGAGGCCAGGAAGGGGGAATTGTGTCGTCCTCAAATAGGGCAGAGTCAACGCATGAGATGCGAGGTGACGATCACTATGGCTGACTTTGAAGTCGAAGCCAGGGGGCGCTAGAACGCCCATCCCCCCTACTGAAAGGGGAAGGAAGAGGTTGCGATGGTGGTGCTGCCACCGACCATTCCGCTTGACGGCACAGAAAGTCTCGTCGTCTATCCTACTACCATGGTAGTTAAGGAACCTCTTCAGCAGTTCAGACTGCTTTCCCGGCAAAGCACCGGAAAGGACACACGGCAAGTTCGAAACGAGGCCGTTGCTGGGGTCCTGCCCCAAGTGTGCCGACGCAAGCTCGAGAGCCTCCGCACAACTGTCCACATCTTCCGACCCAGACTCAGCAGGTCCCTCGCGCTCTTGCACCTTGTGCTGGCCGAAGAATAGTCCTGCGTTGAGATAACCGATCTGCCAAGGAGTTGGCTCATAGCGGAGATCCCGCCTCGCCAGTCCAAGAGGGAACTGACGGAGATCGTAATGAACACTGGTCGAATTGATGTTCGCGTACGACGGGTGTCTGTACGCCTTGCCCACACTCATTGTGAGGCCAACCTTCCTTCCCACCTCCACATGCGTCTGCCAAAACGAGGGATGCGCGGCATAGACCATATCGTCCCCATTGATCAGGACGTGGCCCAGCCTCTCTCCATGAGTCCAGTTGCGATGAAGCGACTGGGTACTCAGGAGATAAACGCCCAAGTTGGCGAGGCAGAGGATAGGGAATGAGAGAATGGAGCCCATGAGCTGACCATTCCGCTGAAGTCCTCGAAAGATCGGAGGACCCCGGCCCGCCGGATAATGAAGCCGGTGAGGGCCAAGCACAGCCATCGCTAGATCGTACTCCTCCCGAGGGAGGTCCTGCATCAGGTACCGGAAGATTTTCCCGGAGTACTTCCAACTAAGGCCATCAGTCGCAGCTGAGTAGTCCACAGAGAACCACTCCCAGTCGGGACGTGCTTTGGCGGCGAGGTCAATCATGTCGGTCGGGCAGAAGGGCCGGCCGATGAGACGGAAGGGAGGCATATCACGCATAACGCCGTGAAGAGCCTTCTGAATGGGGCGACAGCCGTAGTACGGGAGGGCTTCTCCTTTACTGATAACTCTAACCTTGTTGGGTTCGAGAACAGCCTGTATCGTACAATCGACTGGCTTGGACAGGTCGCGTAGCTTAAGTTTCCTATTCAGCTCGCTGCACCACTGGTCAGCGCCATAGGGACGCCGAACTTCGAAAAGCGCATTGATCACGCGCTCTCCTCTAGAGTAGCCGGCAGGGGACCAGATCATTCTGGATAGTTCACCCTCCACGGACTCATTCACGGCACTCAGACGGAGTAGTTCCCCGTTCTGGCCGCCCTTCCCACGCGTTGCTTCAAAGCAAGCTGACGTGGATGCCGACATTTGGTCGAAGGCAGGTACCGAGTTGTACTTGGAAGTAAAGGACTTCCGGATCTCACTCAGAACCTTCATGAAGGTAGGGTCCGCGAAGATGGCTTGAATCGTCGAGTCATCCCCGTCATCCTCTTTCGAGAGGGTAGCGAAGTGGTCATCGTAGGTCTTGTCGATGGTAATTTCCGACAGAGGCAGCGTCGAACGCTTAGCCTGAAACCACGAATACCAGAGGTGCGTGTTCTTGCGAGAGAAGACAAAAAGTCGAACTTTCATCCACGCACGGAGGCTCCCAGCAGGCGCAAAGACGGCGTCTGGGGGGGCAGGGGGGTCGTTACGAAGATACTTCGAGAGAGGGTAGGTCAGCAGATGTTTACATCGCTTAAGCCAAACCGTCTCACCTGAAGAAGTGTCTAGGTATCCATGGACTTGCCTAGCAAGTTCCTGGAGGACTTCGGTACCAGCAGCATGATGCTCTAGTACCAAGTGAAGTCCACGACAAAGGGCGTTGGTGCGCTGGGTCATAGACTCAGCCGCCGGCGCACACGGCAGTTGAGAATCCTGGGTCTTCCCAGGGTTGTCACTGTTCTTATCCCGCTTTTGTTGTACGAGAATTCGCATAGCAAACAGTATTTGGATCAGGATTCAACGTCTAAAACGTTAG